CTTGCTATCAAGTCAACAGGCGTTATATTATGCAAGCCGTTTTTACTGCTCCTTATCGGCTTGCGTGGTAGTGCTTGACTTGCCACTTTTCAATTATAATTATAATGGTTTAAATATATATTGCAAGCATTTTTTTAAAAAAATATTTTTTTGTGTTTTTTATAATGTCTTAATAAGATAAAAGAATAAATATAATTTTATGCGTGCATAGTGTTAAAAAAATTAAGCACCTGTATAAACATAAAGAGATGTTAAAAAATAACTGCTTAATATGTTGTAAAGTAAGTAAGTATGTATATATCGTGCGTGTGTAACTATTTTATTATATTATGCGTGCAATATATTAAACGTGTGCGACAATCAAACTATCACGGCAATATATAACGGCTTTTATTATGCTTGTTATATGGCTATGCAGTAATAATAAATATATATAATAACTTGTAATAATATACTACATAATAGCACACTACATAATGACACACTGCGACAACGTGCGACACACTGCGACAAGATAAGGAATAAATGCAAGCATATTGCAAACGGCTTGCGTGCGTATCCGTTGCGCCGTGCTTGTTTGGGTGGTGGTGTTTGGTGGTGGTTTTGGTGTTGATTGCGTGCGATATACTAACAAAGTGTTAAATTAATCAAGATTATTAAAACGGCATAACATTTAATTATTGAAAACAGCCATTTTAAGCCACGTTTTAAGCGGTGGCTACCCCTTTATTAAAAAAGTTTTTTTCAGGTCGGGTTAGCCCTCCGTCTTCCGCTCACTAAAAAGGACAAGGTAGCAGGTCTATGCGAGGCTATGCAGGGTTAGGAAATGAGGGGATAAAATAAAAAACTTGACGCTGATTAGTTTAACGGCTAGAATGTAGATGACTGAAAAAGCAAACGGGCAAAACTGACCGAAAAGGAGGTCATTATGAAAAGAGCAATCGGTTATCTTCGATTATCAACGAGAGAGCAAGACGAGAAGTATGGCGAAGACGCACAAAGAAACGCTATAAGAGAGTTTGCATTGAAAAATGATTATGAAATTGTTGAATGGGTAAAAGATGTCGCCAGTGGCGTAAAAGAAAGTCGCACAGGTTTAGACCGCATACTATTCGACAACAACGTTGCAAACCCTCCAGTAGAGGCTGTCATCGTTTTCAAAAGCGATAGAGTGGCTAGAAAAATCGAACTCTTCTTCTACTACGAGTGGCTACTCAAGAAAAAGGGCGTAGATTTGGTATCCGTGAACGACGGCTTCCCTGATGTTCCTACGGAATACAAGGGTATTATCAAATCGTTCATTCTCTTTAGTGCGGAACAAGAACGTAATAATATTACGTTAAGAACTAGCGGTGGCAGGTCAATCAAAGCCAAAAGTGGCGGATATGCGGGCGGACACCCACCATTCGGCTACGTGGTTAAGAACGGGCAACTGGTTATCGATGACACGGAAGCATACATCGTCCGTTTAATCTTCGATTATCGTAAATTAGGCAAGTCACATCGTGAGATTGCAGGGTTATTAAATAGCCAAAACCTCTTCACGAAGACTGGAAAGTTATGGTCAGCACCACAAGTTTTCTACATCATCAAGAATGAAAACACCTATCGTGGCTTTTACAAGTATGGCAAGGGTAACGAATGGGTCAAAGGTCAACACGAGGCAATTTTATGATTACTTACACGGCTACGGCAAACAACATTCATATCCACAACTCGTATTTGATAGTCGATGACGACATCAAAAAGGCTTGTATCGACGAACTTCTTGAAAAAGAAAAAGAATTGCGTGAACATCGCACTGCGAAATCGCTTTTCTACGAGTGGAAAACGCACAACATCTTCTATCGACACGGCTGGTGGGTAGAAAGAACTGCTGATGTGGACTTTGAGTTCCACCAAAAGTGGTATTACAAGGTCGCATACTGGCTTATCGCACATTTAATGCGAGAAAAAGTGTTATAATAATTACATAGACACGCAAACGGGCGATGTCTTGTCAAAGCAAAAGGGCTTTCAAGTATCTATTGGAGGTCTTTTTGTGACTGAACTATTCAAAACAATCGTCAAAGAAATAAAAAAGTCATCGGGAAATAACCTACAAGCAGTAAATGACCTTTTTTACTTATGTAAAAACGAAATAGAAGAGGGTAATGTAAAGGTAGGTTTACAATACTGCGCTGATTTTAAGAAACTCTTGGGCGAATGTATCAAGAATGAAACAAATAAGCACCAAGAAGAACTCTATAACAAGATATTTGATGTTCTTGTTCTCGAAAGTCGTTGGTCTTTTGATAGTTATTTCCAAGCATTAGAGTTTAATAGACCTATTGAAGAGCAATTCTACTTACCTAGACGTAACACGCTTATGAAACACGGCGTGATACAGGCGTTAGAAGACTTGATTATCTATGATAGGCTAGATGAACTCTTTTTATCTATGCCTCCTCGTGTCGGCAAGACCACATTATCATTGTTCATCATCTCTTGGCTGGTCGGTTACAAGAGTGACCTAGCAAACCTCTATGTTTCTAATAGTGGTGGCGTTACCGAGCCATTCTATCAAGGTGTTTTAAGTATCTTGAGTGATGAATATACATACAACTGGAAGAAAATCTTTAAGAACACAAAGTTTAACAAGCAAACAATGTGTAATGCGAAGACAACTTGCCTTGATACTGGTAGAAATAAACGTTATCATTCGTTCACAGCACGTTCTATCGACGGCGCACTCAATGGTGCTTGTGACTGCAACGGACTTTTAATCGCTGATGACCTTGTTGACGGCATTGAAGAAGCATTAAACCTTATGCGTTTAAGAAATCTATGGCTAAAAGTTAGCACCGATATGTTATCCCGTGCGAAAGAACACGCAAAAATCTTATGGATAGGCACTCGTTGGTCGGTTAATGACCCAATCGGTATCCGTTTAGATAGTGGCGAACTCGCTATGAAGCGTAGCAAAAACATTGTTATTTCAGCATTAGATGAGAATAGCGAAAGTAATTTTGATTATTTATATGGCGTTGGTTACTCTACTCAATATTACAAGGGCAAGAGATTATCATATCAAGACAATGATGATATGGCTTCTTGGTCGGCTGTCTATCAAGGACAACCAATCGAGCGTGAGGGTATGTTATTCAACCCGTCACAACTTAACTATTACAATGGTTTACTTCCAAAGGGTGAGCCTACACGTAAGTTCGCTTATGTTGACGTGGCTTGGGGTGGCGGTGACTATGTTGCTATGCCTATTGTTTATCAATATGAAAATGATTTGTATTGTGTTGATTTTGTTTGTGATAATGGCAACAAGAAGATTACACAGCCAAAGGTCGTTGACAAGATAATCAAGCACGATTTAAGAAGTGTGAAGTTTGAAGCGAACAATGGTGGTGAAGAATACCGAGATAACGTTGACAAGATGTTGCGTGAAAAAGGATATAAGGTGAACTTATTGACTGGTCTTGCTTCTAACAAGATGTCGAAAGAAACAAAGATATTTGAACACGCCCCGTCTATTAGAGATATTTATTTCTTGGACGAACAATATAGAAACGAAGAATACCGCAAGGCTATGGATAACCTATGTGCATTTACAATTCGTGGTAAGAATAGACACGATGACGTTCCTGACGCTCTTGCTGGTATCATCGATATGACCAATGACCTTGTGCAAAAAAATAAAGTGGTTGTGTTCCAAAGACCATTTTAAATATGTCCGTGATATAACAAGGACAAAAATTACAAAACACATTGATGTGATTTATTTAATAATTTAAGTGAGGAAGTGTCTAATGCCAGCAAAAAATGAAGTAAAAAATACAAGCGAAAACACTGAAGAAACCAAAAAAGTTAAAAACTGGGAAAATCACCACGATGATGAGCCAGTTATTAGAGTTCTTCACGGAAGAAAACAAATCGCTATTGGTTACGAAGAAGTCAACGACAGCAATATCGTTGATGTTTTGCTCCAAACATTTCCTATCTTCCAAGAAAACGCTTTCGATATTGATTATTTATTTAACTACTATCGTGGTAATCAACCTATTCTTCGCAAACATAAAAAGGTTAGACCTGAAATCAACAACATCGTTGTTGAAAACCACGCTAATAGTATTGTTCAATTTAAAGTTGGTTACTTGTTAGAAAAACCAATTCAATACGTAGCACGTAAGGACATCACCGATAACGAAAGTATGTATGCCCTTAATGACTATCTCGAAATGGTCAGCAAGGAAAGTAAGGATAGACAAATCGCTCACGACCAAGCCATTTGTGGCACAGCATATAGACTTGCACTTCCTAATAGAAGATACGATGTCAATAGCGATGAAGCACCATTTAGAGTGTCTTCCGTATATCCAGCCAGTGCTTATGTTGTTTACTCTACTTTAGTAGAGAAAGAAGCAATACTCGGTGTAATCATTTACAGGAAACGTATTGACAACAACGACCATATTATTCTACAAGCATACTCTAATACTATGTATTGGGAATTTGATATGACAACTAGAGCGATAATCGATAGAAAAGCACACGCTTATGGATATATTCCACTTATAGAATATCCATACAGCGATGAAAGAGTTGGTGCGTTTGAAGTCGTTATCCCATTACTTGACGCTATTAACAAAGTCCAGTCCAATAGATTAGACGGCGTTGAGCAGTTCATTCAAGCGTTGTTAGTGTTCAAGAACAGCGACATCGATAAAGAAGACCTTAAAGACTTACTCGAACTCGGTGCTATCAAGATTGCCGACAATGGCGACCTTAAAGCGAACATTGAATACTTGACACAAGAACTCAACCAAGAACAAACACAAGTTCTTAAAAATGATTTGCTTGATGTTGTATATCACATTGTTGGTATGCCAAGTAGACAAAAGAGTGGTGGTGGCGACACTGGAACAGCGATTATCTATCGTAATGGCTGGGAAGAAGCCGACAGCAAAATACAAGATGTTGAACTAATGTTCAAGGAAAGCGAAAAGCAATTCCTTAAAGTTATTCTCTCTTATACGAGAACACTTACATTAGGCGCAAATAAATTAAGATTAAGCGATATTGAAATCAAGTTCACACGTAGGAACTTTGAGAACACTTATCAAAAGACACAAATACTTACTATGATGTTAAAAAGTGGTAAGATTGCTCCACGTTTAGCCTTTGTTACTTGTGGTCTATTCCAAGACCCTGAACAAGCATACGCTGAAAGTGAAGCATACGTTAAGGCTCAAGCGGAAAAACAAGTTACGCCACAGCCAAACCCAACACCAAACCCAGCCGAAAAGGAGGCGGAAGAGAATGTCTAAATGTAAACCAAGCGACTTCTCACCTCAAGCATTAGAGATAATGTGTGACATTATCAATAGAGGAAATCAAGTAGAAGTTAAAAGAGAGCGTGACAACCTCGTAGTTGTAGAGATTAAAAGAACTGCTCTCATCAAAAGTCCAATCAAGGACTAACAAATTAGGTAATAAGATTGCGTGATAAACATCACACATCTTCAATACAAGTTAGAGAAAACTATAATCGCAAGTAAAGTTAGAGAAAACTATAATCGCAAAGGAGGTCATAGAAAGGTATGACAAAAGAATATTTAGCGAAATTGGGTATCGCTATCGATAAGGACGAAGTGACCGAAGAAGAGGGTCAACGTCTTATTGAAGAACACGTAGCCAAAATGACTGGCGACCAAAAGAAACTTAAAGAACTTAACGACCAGTATTCGAGCGAACTTGCCGAAAAGAAACGTCAAGAACGTGAACGTATGACTGACGACGAAAAGCGTCAAGCCGAAATGGACGAGTTGAAAAAGCAAAACGCTGACACATTAAAGCAACTCGCCATTAGGGATAAGGTTTCAGTCCTAGTCGAATTAGGTTATGATAGAGAAACTGCTCTCAAATACGCTACCGATGAAGTCGAGGGTAAGGATACAATTCAGTATCAAAAAGATTTCCTCGCTAGAAGAGAAGCGGAAGTGAAAGCAAAAGTTCTCAAGGAAGCGGGCAAAGACCCAAATCTAGGTGATGACAAGGGTGCTATCCCTACAAAAGAAGAAGTTATAAAAGGCGGATATTCCGCTATGTTGAAACTTCAACAAGAACACCCTGAAACCTTTAAACAATATTTCCCAAATGCTTCCACTAATGAAAACAAATAGGAGGAAAACATTATGGCTAGTTTATTCCAAGCCAAGTATTTCAACCCTGAAGTTGTCGCTTTAGCGGTTGAAAACATCAAATCAACACTTAACTTAAAAGTTATCCCATACCTCAAAAGACGTAGAGATAACGACATCGCCTCTCGTATGCCTGACCAAAAAGGCGGTAACATTGGCACAATTATTATTCACGGCAATTTAGGTGGTAACGCTGACA